GGTATCACTTCTACGTAGTCATAGTCACTCTGTTTAGCGTGACGCCCACCTTCTTCTGGCTCATAGCTGTAGTCAGGCGGAGTGTAGTCACGGATGATATCTTTGAGTAGCTTGAACTCTTGCTTCATTGAGTAGTGGACACGAGCCTGAATCGCACTCATGGTCTTCAACTGTCGCTCAAGAATTGCAAGGGTTGTACCTACTGGAGACTGAGCCGACATGTCAGAGATTTGCAGATCAACCGTGCCTGCAAACTTACGACCCTCATCAATGATTGTCTGGAGCAACGCCGCGAGAACCTGACTTGGTTCTTTGTATGGCAACGGCATGATGTTGTCGCGTAGAGAGCCACTTGGGACGTCCATGTCCCGAAACTCTCCGGGGCTTATAGGTGTGTCGTCACCTTTGGATCTAAGCCCACGAGTTTTAAAGCCGCCCGGTAGATTCGCCAAAGTGCCAGCATCAACAAGCTGGCGGAGAATAGAAGTACCAGACTTGGCAAAAGCACCGATAAGATGAATAAGACCGAAACAATAGAATCCAAAACCTGGAATATAACCATAATGTACAAAGTGAGTACGCTTGTGACACTGTTCATCTTCTGGTCTCCAGTTTCTACGAATAGCTAACACTTCGCCTGAACTCTTCTCGATAGTGACGATGTACGGCAAGGCAATCCCCGTCTCGTTTCCGTCCTCATCCGTATGCTCATAGCCGGGCAAGTCCATCTCGACCTGCATCTCTAAGAGCTTAAAACGATCATCTTCCGACGCTCTAAAGCCTAGCTTCTCAGCAATCTTCTTCTCTACTTCATCCATCACATTGACTGGGTCACCTAAGTCAACATCTCGGTAAAAACCTTCATGCTGTAAACGCTTAAGTTCGTTGGATGTTTTTCGCATAACATGTGTCACGCGCTCTGCTGAATCCAAACTTGAAGCGCCGTAAGGCACTACCACGTCCTCTGCTGGCACATACATAGACACCTGACGATCCAAGCTAGGATCGAAGTACACTTTCTTGAACGCATTGCCAGCTAAACCCAAGCCCCACAACATGCGCTCATGCTCAGGACGGAACTCTTTCATCACGTCTGTAAGCTGGTAATTCATATCTGCCTGAACACGATCAGCAGCTTTCTTCTTCTCAGGCGTTTCTTTGCCAATGATCTGAGTCTTAACAGGCCCTGCTGCTGGGAACGTAGACATCATGGTCTCAGCTTGAAACTTAACTACAGACTCACTCAGGATGGGGTGATAGACACCACATGCGCCGGGCCAAGGCTCCATACGCTCTTCGATCTTCATGCCCAACAACTCAAGACCATCTACATAGGTCTGGATCCAATCTTTACGACTAGAGACATCTGCTTCATACTCACCGACGAGATCCCCTGATAAGCGAACTAACTCGCTCTCATCCATGTCTTCAGCTAAGTTCTTATTGAACTCGTCTTCGTCCTCAGTCTTCTCCATATCAATCTCGAAGCCCGGCCCTTTAATATTTACAGCCTCTGGGTCTTCAATCGTGATCTCAATTGGCTCGTCTTCGTCACCGAGTTGCTCTAAGCCTTGGGGTGCGTCTGTATAGACTGATTTGTCCATGTTTGTTGCCATCATCTACCCTTTAAAGTCGCCCGGTTTGTGCGGGCTGAATATGTGAAATCTTTTGCGGAGTGACCCGTACGTTTTACTGCACGATCTTTTGCTCGCTCTTCAGCAGTCATCATGTTGCGCTTCTGACCCGCCAATGTAAGTGACCCGTCTTCTTTCATATGCCCACGCTTCTTGAGTATGGCAACCGCCGTGTCTTTGTTACCCACTTGCGCTGCAAGTCGATCAACCAACTGATTGCGTCCCATAAACTTTTGTGTAGCCATGTGAGTCCTCAATAGTACGCCGCTTTTTTGCGGAACATCTTCTTGACGAAAGTGTCTTCTGGCTCATCCGTCTCCAGACGAATAAACCCGCCCTGCCGGAATCTCAACAGAGCCAGTGTTGTGGAGTCTACCAAGTCATCGTTCGCTCCGCTAGGGAAGTCGTTACATTCTTCTATGACATCCTTAGCCCACCGTCTGTCCGGCGCAAAGACCACGCCTCCTTGGAACAGACTGGAAACTGCGTTGACACGAGCAATCTTGTCCTGCCCCTTACCCGGGGTGAACTCTCCCACTGGGATTCCCATCCTGCGCATCTCCTGATAGAGCACGGATCCGTTGGACTTCTTCTCAACCATGAACGCATCTGGTTGCCATTCCCTGTACTCCTCGAGCACCAGCGCCTTGAGGTCTGGGTACTCCAGACGTTTCTTGATCGCGTTTAACAATATGATCGCGTAATTATTTGTTTCCTCATTGAAGAACACGCCCCAAGTCGTCAGCGCGTTGTAGTCAGCCCTGTTAGTAGCTTCCTGCGCCGCATCCAGACTCATTATGGTGAACTCACACGGGGGAGGCTCGTCCTTTTCCCAGATCTTCCACCACTCCCTCTTTATTAGAGCGCCTTCTTCTGAGACAGGATTCTGCATGTATTGGGCATTCCAATACCTGACGTCCAGCGCAGCTTTCTTGGCGTAAAGCTCCTCCACAGGCCAAAACTCAGGCCACAAAGCCTCTCCGTCGTCCTTAATTGCAGGAAACTCGACCACTTCCCACTGATCGACACCCTCTTCGCGGTTCATCTGTGTAACTATCTGCCCAGTCAAGTCCAGCTTTGACCACCGAGTCATCACAACGATAATTGCACCCCCCGGCATAAGGCGCTGGAGAGGGCCAGACTGAAACCACTCCCAAGCAGGAAGAAAAACATCAGGCCGACCGGTTTTAGCGTCTTGTTCCGAATGAGGATCATCAATAATAAACAGATCAGCACCTCGACCAGCAAGAGCGCCACCCACACCAATAGCAAAGTACTCGCCATTAAAGTTTGTCCCCCATCTTGATGCCGACTTACTATCAGCTTGCAGCTCGACTTGCGGAAAAATGTCCTTATAAGTGTCCATTCCGACCAAATTTCGCACTCTACGACCGAAATTCACCGCCAAATCAGCAGTGTGGGAGGCCATGATGACCTTTTTGTGGGGGTGTTTGCCCAAAAACCATGCGGGAGCCAAGTATGAGATCAATTCTGACTTGCCGTGGCGGGGGGCGATGTTCACAATCACCCGTTTCTTCTTGCCGTTAGCAATATCTTCAAAGATCTGGGCCAATTTGAGGTGGTGAGGGCCAACTTTGTACCCCGGATAGACGTGTTTGACGAAGTCAAGGAAGCTTTCTTTGCTCAAAGTCTGGGTCATTTGAGCCTCATAGTTCTTCAGAAGCTCAAGAGTGCGCCTTTTCTGCTTGTCAGGCATGGCTGGCAACGCTTGTCGCAGCTTAAATAGCTGCTCAGGCGTCAGATTTTGATTCATTTCTCACTATTTCTCGAGCTTCGACGTCGATTACTTTATTTTCTAAGCTACCAAGGGTGTCTAAGAGTTCTCTCTCAACTTCCTCAATAGACAATATCTTATGCGTCACTTCACTACGCTTCTTGAAAGCATCTACGCCATCAACTTCACCTAATTTAGATAGAGCAGTGATACGAGCCTTAGCATCTTTAGCGTTCTCGATCTCCATCACCAGCTTATTCACTACATATAGCTTTAGATCAGACAACTCGTCCACGATCGACACGTTCATCTGAGCCACCATACCCGCAAGCATGGCAAGTGTCTCGTTAGGATACTTAGCAAAATCAGGCCGGGAGCCCGGATTGGCAATCATCTCCCGAGCAATCTCTTTTGCTTGGTCAGCATTCTCTTGCGTAGGGATGAGGGGCTTGCCTGTTAAGTCAGACATCAGCTTCACCACATTGGCTCTCATGGTGAGTTCTTCGGCGGGCGACAGTTCAGGGAACGCATCTACGGCGTTCTTAGGTAGAGGTACGTTTTCCTCTATATGTGGAATTATCGGTTCTGACATGTCGGGCATTTGGCTCCGTTAAGGGGTGTTAGCGCAGGGAGCTCCGAGGACGACAAAGTTTGAAGGAACGGCATCTACGGGTACTGTGCGCCAACAGACTCGAATGTATCATAAAAATATATTTATGCAAGGGGGAGGTAAGGAATCCTACCCGGGGGGGTCATTTCGTTTTTCCAAATTGCGTGCGGTGTGTAATTCGATGGGGGTGGGGGTCATGTATAGAAAAACAGAAAAATATAACACGTCTGGGCTGTGTAATTCGATCGGACAGGGTATCGGACAGGGTATTTTAGGCTGATAGCCGGGTGTAATTACACGCAACAGAAATTTTTACTTGGTAACTTGACATATTACTTGGGGAAAATTTTGAAAATTGTGTAGTTATTCGTGTTTGTTCTGGGGTATGGGGTATGAGGGGGAGGCTCATTGGCGTTTAGGGGGGGTGGGGGGTGGCATGGGTGGGGGGTTTGGGGGTGTTTCCCTGCCCGAAACTTTACTTATCCATCCACATCTGCTAATCTATATTCAATGCTTCAGATGGTCTGAGGCAGATCGAAAGGAACATATGTTTAAAGCACTCAGCCGTTGGTTGCGTACACATGGTGTGTACACGACAGTGATCCAGTTAACAGACAGCGCGATGACATCGCACAAGTCGTGGACTAAGAGCCAAGCGCTCACATGGATGTACTTGCACAGCCGCAAGGACAAGGTAGCTAGACAGCAGTTTAGCAAGGTGACCAACCTGTTTGGTCAACGTGTCGCGGTGCGTTACTACCGCTAACCTTGGGGGCTTCGGCCCCCACTTTGAAAGGAACGATATGACTTCATTCATATCACCGTTCGACGTTCGGGACAACGTCAAGCACTACGGCAAAGCCTACGCTTTCTATGAAGCTCGGCAATACGTAGGTTCTGTGAAAGCAATGTACTTGCTGTGGGTTGCGATCCACATGCTGAGATACGACGAGGTCAAGTACACGTAGTAAGGGAAGGGAGCTTCGGCTCCCTTTTCTTTTGGCCTTTTGAAACCAGTTATTTTTCGTCGCGCGTGTGGCGAGTGCATGGTTCTTAAATAACAGGCTAGGCATCGCAGGGTCGTTAAGTAGGCGCTTTCCCTGCTCGAAACTGTACTTATTCCGACGATCCTGTCATACTGTATTTGTCGTTGGGTAATTCTGCTCGACGATACTTTGAAACCGATCATTCTAGGAGAACGATCATCGCTACCAAAAAAACCCCGATCGCCATGGCGATCAACCCCGTCGATGTAACCCCAATTACATCATTAACAGACCTTGGTTATCGTCAAGGTGCAACACACGATGCTCTGAAAAATCAGGCTCGCTACGCGATCGACAACATTGTCGGTTTTCCTGAAACAATCGACGATACCTCAAAGGGTCTGCTCGAAAAAGGTTATATGTTGCGTTACAACGACAATTACCCTGCAAAGACCTACGGCATCGTAGACGGCAACTATTTAGACTTTGCGACCCTTGAAGAGGGCGCGCAGGCTAAGATAAAAGAAAAAGTCGAAATTGGGGTCGATGTTGTCTTTTCCTACACTCAACAGGAATACGGCAAATTGAAATCGACAGACCCTGCAAAGTACGCGGCATTTAAACCATGGCGCGAGGCTTTCATAGACTACAAATCGGGTTGTCTGTCAGACCTTAAGGCGGCGGCGCGTAAGTTACTGAAGAAAAAAGACGGCGCAGAACGCACCGCGAATCACGACTTTATAGAATATATTGAACGATTCGATAAAGATGGTAAAGGCAAAGTCGGCATCTTAGACGATATGATGACCCGATGCCGTAACGCCAAGAAGCGCGGAGATGCTACGGCAGACCCCGAAAAACTAGGTAGGGCGATCGTAGCCTTCAAGTCGATCTACATCGGCTAATCTTAAGACCCTGCTAGGTGAAAGCCTAGCAGGGTTTTTTTTTCGCCCCATGAAACC